GCGATCTTGGAGCCCGTATATAACAATGGACTCAGTAAAGGACCCTACCGAATGAACATAGATACATATATGATCGAGCGTATGCCTGTTGCGCATATCATTATCCTCTCCCTATTTGTCTACCGACTAACACGGCTCATCGTCTTGGACGAAATCCTAGCTCCGGCCCGTGATTGGATCTGGGATAGAAAGCCTCCGCACTCTTCTCAGATAGGCTATTTCTTTACCTGCCCTTGGTGCGTCTCGTTGTGGGTCGCGCTCCCGGTTGTGTTTTCATACGCTCTATTTCCAAGTATGACTATCCTAGTTGGGTGTATATTTACCCTGTCCGCTATAGCGGGACTTATAACTGCGCGCCTGGATCAATAATGACCAAGCGCTCCGTTAACCAACGACGAGGAGTAACACGTGGGACTATTCTCCAAGGATAGTAAGAAGCCTAACCGGGCTACCACCGGCCCTCGTCGCATCACCGCACAGGCACCTCGTCAAACTCAGCAACAATCAATAGTCTACGAAGGTGTCACCTACGCACAGACAGTTCCTTACTCTGCTCCTCGCGCTCTTACAGCCGCGGCAGTTCAGTTGCAGATTAACGACAAGGGTGAGGTTGAAAGATTTAAGCAACGCCGCACTGGCGGATCCAGTGACTGGCAGTCAGAAGCTTGGGAATACTACGACGCCATCGGTGAAATTAAGTATGCCTTTAACCTCGTTGCATCTGTAGTTTCACGTATTCGTTTATACGCGGCTGTAGTTGATAACCCTGCGGAGAGTCCAGTTCCTGCACGTGACAGTAACGTTATTGACTCACGTCTTGCGGCAGCCGCAGAGCGCGCTCTATCACGTTTAGACTCCGCATACGGCGGACAAGCTGGTCTTCTAAAGGATGCAGCCCTTAATCTATCGGTTACAGGCGAGTGCTATCTTGTTCAATCGCCAGAGCGCAAAGGCTCAGGACTAAAAGAATCCTGGGATATTCGCTCGACAGACGAACTACAACTTGACTCTAAGAACGCGTATGTCATCGTTCCACGTCGCGACATTATCGGAACCTCGTCTGCTCGCTCAGGCGCAGGTGCAGCTAAACTTCCTAACACTGCTTTTGTTGGTCGTATCTGGAGAGCTCACCCACGCTACTCTGAAGAGGCTGATTCATCATTGCGCGGTCTACTTGATCTTTGCTCAGAGCTGCTTTTGCTTAACAGAACGTTTCGTGCAACCGCGCGCTCTCGCTTAAACGCAGGAGCCCTTTACTTACCGGACGGTCTATCTGTTGCCGCGTCTCCAGATCCTGACTATCCATATGATGACGAGAACGATCTGAATCCTGGCATGACAGCCGAGGAAGCAGCCGACGAGTTTGAGGATCAACTCATGGATGCGATGACGACTCCGATTCGTGATGAGGATTCAGCATCCGCTGTCGTGCCGCTTATTATTCGTGGACCTGCAGAGCTTGGCGACAAAATTAAGCAGTTTAAGTTTGAGCGCTCGTTTGACCCTGCACTTGCACAACGTGCAGATCGCGTCCTCGAGCGTATCCTCCAGGGACTTGATGTTCCTAAGGATATTGTTACAGGCCTTGCAAACGTTAAGTACTCTAACGCCCTTCAAATTGATGAAGCTCTCTATAAGTCACACATCGAACCGTTGATGCTTCTTATCGCCGACGCTCTTACAGTTGCATACCTACGCCCTGCGCTTATCGCAGGAGGGTTTGCCGAGGAGGACGTTCGACGTATTACCGTTTGGTTTGATCCTTCACAGGTTGCTACACGTAATGACAGAGCTGCCGACGCAGACTCAGGCTTTGACAAGATGGCGGTGTCTTACGAGACATGGCGTCGCGCTCATGGTTTTGCAGCTACCGACGCGCCGGAACCAAATGAACTTGCTATCCGCCTTCTCGTAGAGAAGGGCTCGCTATCTCCAGAGCTTACCCAGGCAATGATTGGAGCTATCGCTCCCGAGGTTATGAAGTCTGTTCGCGATGCGCAACAGGTTGACTCCGTTGCTCCCGTTCCTCAAGAGATTCAACAGATCTTAGATAATGCAACTCCTCCTGCTCCAACAGAGCCGGCAGAAGAAGAATTACCACCGGCATTACGGGAAGGCATCTAACTAAAATGGAACAACCAAAGGTTAATAAGGCAGATCTTGCTGATGTAGTTGCTAGCGCTGTAGCTCTTTATCTTGAAAGACAAGGCGTAGCTGTACAGTACACAGAAGAAACCTCACCTTATGAAGGCGCGCCTTTAGTTGAGCAGCTTATTGATGACCGTGACGGTTGCCCTCTATGTGGCGACGCAGGTTGCGTATGCCCAGGATGTGACGCAGGCATATGTCTATGCGATGACGATTGCATGTGCACCGAATGTCTATCTGCAGACGAGTATGGACAGTATACCTCGCAGGATATGTATTTCTCTTTTCAAGAGCAACAGGCTGAAGCTTTAGTAGCAGCAGGCATTATCGTTGCTGAAGAGCAGGACCTTGCTGCAGCTCTCTTAGAGATCGCCGAGAAGCACGGAAAGTTTAACGAAGACCGTACAGGTATCTGGGCAGGATACACTCCTGCGGCAGAAAACGAGTACAAGGAAATCGGCGTTAAATGTATTAACTGTGTTCTATACGAAGGTCCTGGCGTATGCAAGATTATCGAGCAGCCAATTGAAGACGACGGCAAGTGCCGTTTTGCAGTTATACCTGACGGTATCGTTAAGGTTGAAGACAGCCAGATTAACGCTTCCTCACAAGAGCCTGTTGATCTCCTAGACTCGTTTGACGCATCTGCGTTTGCAAACAAGGGTCCTTGCTGGGACGGATACAAGCAGGTAGGAATGAAAAAGGGCAAGAGCGGAAAGATGATTCCCAACTGTGTCCCTGTCGATGCGTCCGATGACTCAGAGTTTGCAGTCGATGAAGAGACTGACGAATGTCCAGAGGCTACACAGGATATTGAATTAAACTTAAAGAATCGTCAAAATGCAATTGACAACGTTGGCTATGGCCCGTTGAATCCTGACGAGCCTAACGAAGAATTTTGGAATGAAAAAGCTGACAAGTGGAAGACAACTGCCGCTGAAGCAAAGACCGCAGTTTGCGGAAACTGTGTATTCTTTATTCGTACTCCAAAGATGCTTGATTGCATTTCAACAGGATTAGAGCAGGGTGACTCAAGCGCAGTTGATGCAGACGCAGCTATTGACCAGGCAGAGCTTGGATACTGTGAAGCACTAGACTTCAAGTGTGCCGCGTCTCGTACATGCAACGCATGGGCAACAGGCGGACCTATCACTGCAGCAAGCTCACGCAAGGCTCCAAAGAAAGATCGTATCCGCGGCTCAAAGAAAAACAAGCCAGGATCTGCTTCAGGATCTAAGAAGATTGTTTTCTCTGCACGAACAGAGGCTGGTCTTCGCAGCAAGGTAGAAGCACATAACGAAAAAGCAAAGCCTGGACGTAAGGCAACACTTCCAATGTTAAAGGCTGTCTATCGTAGAGGCTCAGGCGCGTTCTCATCTAGTCACCGACCAGGTATGACCCGCGACGGTTGGGCAATGGCTCGCGTTAACGCGTTCCTTAAGCTTTTAAAGTCTGGCTCTCCTGCAAATCCAAATTACAAGCAGGACAACGATCTTTTACCTAAGGCGCATCCTAGATCCTCTCGCGCAGAGGCTTCAATAATGCAACATGAACTTTTATCTATAGCGCTTAGGGCCGCAGACGAATATGGCTCACCGGAGCATGCTATTCACGCGATGGCCGAGTATTCATCATTAGGATATGAGGCAATCCCTGCGCTACGCGGTGCATGGCTACGAGGTGTACGAGACGGGGATATCCCGTTCGAGCGAGCATATACACTAGCGACAAAACTTTATGAATCTAAGGACGCAGATTTACTTCCGAAGAAGCGTAAGGGAGCCATGTAATGGACGCACCTCTAAATGAGAAGATCGAGCGTACACTAAAGCGTAAGGCTGCACGCAAGAAGAACGACAGTAACTACATGCCTGTCCTTTCTCTTCATCAGCAAGTTCTTGCACTTGTCTCCGAGGCAAACTCTAAGGTTTCTCAGGAGCGTCACGTAACTCCACGCTCTGCGCTTACAGTAATGAATCGTTCTCTCGCAAGCTTGTCTTCGCTTGACAGTGACGCTAAGGATTTTGCAGTCCTTCGCGAGGTATCACGCTTCCTCAACGTTGCAACAAAAACATTTACGGCTAGCCAAACACACAACACAGACCTATTAGTTGCAGGTCACCCACTCTCTACTCTTAACGCCTCATTGTCAGGTGAAGAGTTTCTTAAGAAGAACGCGCGATGGATTGCAGCCGATCCTTCTATCGACGAGTCAATTCGTCCTCTAGTCGCATCCGCGCATGCAGCAACACCAGGGTCTATCGAGCGTGAACACGCATTTGCACGACTCAACGCAAACAAAACTCTTCTTGCCGCGTACTTCAAGATTGATAGCCTTTCACCTATCATTGCCGCGTTTGGCAGCGGTAACTCTTCTGCAGCTCGACGTGCACGTGTTGCCCTACAGTGGCGTGACCGTAAAGGCCGCTGGGTTGAAATGGGACGCGGTGCAGACTTTAACTTCCGTATGCCTGATGGCTCTGTTGCTAGAGCCTCGGGCGTCTATGTTGGTGTTAGACCTCAGCGAGCTGGAGAAAACTTTACCGCGGGTCTTATTCAAGTTTCAGGAGATAAAAACTTACCAGACGGTATCTATGCTGTTAGAGCTGGAGACGTTGAAACGTACGCAGCGCGTCTTACTCCCGCACAGCTTAAAAAAGCAGGAGTCTCAAGCAAGGTAAAAGTTGACCAAAATCAAGTTAATATTCCTACAAGAGATAACCTTGTTGCCGAGCGCCTAGACGCTCCTACAGGCTGGACAAAGGTAGACGATAATACATTTACGTCAGATGATAACTACACCGCTAAGTTAACCGACGGCAAGTATACTCTCTATCGTCAAAATGAAGATGGCTCACTTGCGGACAAGGTTGGCGACGCAGGTAGCTGGGCTGATGTTAATGATCTCGCTAACGGAGATCAAGAAGCATATGATGCAGTTAAGGGTCAAGACTCTTCTGCACAACAACAGCAGATTAAAGCTCGCCTAGATGGTAGAACAGCGCACAACGCAGAGTTCGACAGACTTGAAGAGCTTGTTAAGAGTGGCGTAGATCAAAACGGAAACACGGTTCCTCCCGGCTGGGAAGGCGTTGTTAAGCCAGGCAGGGCAGCTGATGTTCAACGTAGAGATATCGGCGCAGACATCGTGTATGCTGAAGAAGGACTTCCTTCAGTTGAGTATAGGAAAAAAATTGCAGATGACAACGGAGACCCTGTCTTCGCTGAAGCAGAGTTCTATCGTGACGGAACGTTCGCAGCCTATGACAAGAAGTACGATTCATGGGAAGAAGCAGACGCAGATATCCCGCGCTGGATTAAGGAAGAAGAAGACAAGCGCGGTCGCTCACTTGAGCCTATTGCCAATGTCCCATCGACTGAAGTAACTGGTAAAGAAATCTACGAACGTCGTATAGCAACAGGTGATTCACTTGACAAGGTTGCAAAAGATCTTGGAATTCCTCGCGAAGAAGTTCGCCGTCTAGAAGCAGAGTACGGACGCACTATTGATTCATCAGAGCCATTTGATGTTGAAACTGCAATTGATGACGCAATGAAAGCTTTACCGAAGTCTCTTTTAGAAAAAGTAGTCCCCGCTTCTGAAGACGATGCCTACCGGTGGAGTGAATCTGAGCGAACCGAACATACTGACGCGGGCTCATATTTTAGTACATTTAGCCAAATTGCAAGCGAGTTTTTTAACTTGTTTAACCGTGATAGAGACACAAGTTCTTTCGAAGAGGATATGGCAGATATCCTTAATAGAAGATCTACTGGGTATAAGCCAGTATTTACTGAAGAAGCCGCGTCAAGAATAAAAAATGCAATATTAAAAAAATATGAAGATGTGAAAACAAATAAAATAAGCGATGAAGAATTCGTAGAGTCACTGCCTGCTATTCTAGTAAATGCACCTTCAGGAACAAACGTAAATATTAAAAACTTCTATGCGTACGGCGATGATCTACGACTTAGCCAAGGTACCTATCGGTTATACTACGAGATCGAGAACGAGATAAATGGATGGGCGTTTAATCAGGCTGCTGGGAAAGAGCACGAAATAGACTTTGCAAAAGCAAAAGATGTTATTATTAGCACTTCGTTTCATGCAGCGACGCTAGAGGTAAGTAATAGAGTTCGTCGTGAAGGGCTTGCAGCATTAGATGACCTAAAGAATAATAAAATATCTAAACAACAGTTTATGAGCACTGTTGCAGATGCTATATTAGGAAAGGACAATGCTGGCGCACCTATTAGACCAACTATGAGTCGAGAAAATATTGCGCCTTTCCTAACTAGGTGGATAGACGATAAAAAAGATGATGGGTACAACCTTGGCTATGTACGACCAAAAATAGCTCCAGACCCTGACGGAAACACAGATGCTGTGTACAAACCTATCAAACTAGCACTCCACTATCCTGACGGAACGTTTGCGTCCGACTCTGAAAGAAATAAAATTGTTAATAGACTTTTAGATATACCGGGAATTAACATTGTTGGTCTTGATAAATCAAGTGGACCACTAGACGA